GTTTCAGCTTTTCGTATTCCGCGTCACCGGGCTTGAGGTCTTTGCGGGGGTTATAGTCGGCAGGCAGAAGGTCTGCCGTATTCTTTTTCTCAAAAATCATACGAGACCCCACTCGGCAAAGGCCTCAAAGCCACCAACGGACTTGATGTAGGCTCTTGCCGTTTCCACGATTTCCTCGTAGGGAATGCCACCGACCGTCTCATCACCAATGGCGCAACAGAACTCCACAGGCTTTCCAGTTTCCTGTGCCTTGAGCCAAGCGTAGATATTCACGCTGACATCAGCTTTGGAGAGGTCTTTGCCGTGGAGACCACCGCCAGTTACGGAGTCGGCCATATCGCTGCCCAGCTTGCGGTTGGTAGCACCGGTGTCAACATCCGTGCCGCCGCTCCAGTCACCGAGCGGATTAACCACCGCACCAGGATACTGAAAACGCAGGGTGTCAGAAGCTGTTCTGCTCTGGCAAATGGTCAGCTTTTCACCGTCCAGGATGTACTTGCCATCAAAGGGGTGCTTTTCATATATGTTCCGAGCGATGCAGGACAGGTGCTTCTGCTCATCGGTCATAGGTACACCCTTGAAAATACCGTTATCGCCGCAGCGGATGGCATCCTCCTGGTTACGAGCAAGGTGTGCGTCCTGGGGAACAACTACCAGGTCAACTTCCAAATTGCCAGCGATCCGCTGCACTGCGGCAGTAACTTTTTCTCTGTTAATGGCGGCAGAGGTTTCCGCAATGATATGGCATATGCCATGACCGATGAGAACCTCCACAGCAACCCTGGGGTCAATCTGAGTGTCGTATGCGATGTCCACTACGGCACCAGCAATTCTGTCCGCCACCTTATCGGGGTGGGCGGGATTAACTTTTTCAAACATAATTATTCCTCCATTTGTTTTGGATTGTTACAGCTGCCCAGTAACATCGGTTGCAATCAATGCACCAGTTTTGTCCACCGTAAATTTATACTTTTTATAGTCAGCTGAAGATCCATCGTTGCTGTAGAATGGATTTGTTGTGATGATGAAATGATCTGTGGCATAGCCGGTCCAGCCACGGTAGATATGCCACATAAGGAAACTGGAACCGTTTGTCATGCAGAGCATATCACTCATATTGTCAATGTGATCTCTATGACATTGAAGTACCTGATAGGTAGAATTGTTGTACCGAGCAAATACACGTCCGCCCTGACTGAAAACTCGAAATGCTTCAGCCAGTTCCGAAAGCTGGACTTTGTTGTAGCCAATATCAGTGGGCATAACATATACGCGGGGTAAGTACTCATAAGGAATTCTGTTTCTGACTTTACCAGTCTGGGATACCCCAACAGTGACACTATCAGCGGCTTCAGCGGCCACGATAGATGTTCCGAGAAACTGGATTCCCAAAAAGACAGAGTACACACAAAAGGGTTCGGCGGACTCGGGAAGATTCTCTGTAACGAGATGCCCATTGCCGACATATACGATGGTAATAAAGCTGTCGGGTAAGCCAACAGCATGGCAAATATACGGCGTTCCGTTCCAAGTGATGGTGTACTGTTTTCCAGGTTCGAGTTCAAAGACAAAGGACTGCTTGGCTTGCCTTCCGCTGAAGGTTTGTGTCGTTTCGGGTAAAACAATTTCAACTCCCGTATGCGTACCTGCTAACCAGTCGGCGTCGATGAATTTGCTATCCAATTTATGAATGATTTCCTGATGCGAGGGAAGACAGGAGGACTCAATCGCATATGCACGAGGTCCGAGATCATCAGTTAAGCACAGGAAATATGTCCCGGTTTTGAAGTCAAAGCCCTGAAATGAAAAATCATTCTGGAGACTCCAAAGGCCTTCACAAGCCATGACAACAGGGACCCCTTCAGATCTTAGATCCTGGACATTATCTTCGTTCAGTTCATAGGTCATTGTCTCAGGGTCTTCGCCTCTCACATACAATGTGAGTGTATGACCTATCAGATCGTTCACTGTGTACACCTCATCAGACATTTTGACAAGGTACATACCGTCATCAACTTGGAGCGTAGTTCTGCCAGTCATATCGCCATGAAAGGAGTTATCACTTTCGACGGTTTCGACCCAGTGAGTGCGGTTGAGAATATGACCAGGATTTAACTCAGTCGCTGCCCAGTCTGCTGCCGCAGTCATTTCCGTTGGATTGTCCGCCAAATGCATTAAGGTTTCAAAGCGATGCTCCATCTGCGCCCACACAGGAAGTGCGGGATTTGTGCTTTCATCACCGGATGGATCGGCACCACTCTGAACCATACCCAGCGGAATCCAAAGAGTTGGTATTGCAACTTTGTTGTCGGCATCAGTTCCATAGATGCCCATAAAGAGATTCAGACCAGATTCGGCGACAACCTCACAGGGAATGGTTACCTCGGAACCTACATTCAGTACATCCTTGGTAACCGCACCCTGGAAGACAGCAGTGCGGTTCAGCTTCTCCCAGGTCTCGCCAGCATATTCGATTTCTACCTTGGCACCGACCATGCCTTTGGTGATCTTGTGGCTCCACACGGTACGAATGGCTGTACCGCTCACCACCACTTTTGCAATTACCATAATTACTTACCCTCCCTTGCTCGGAGCAAACGTTCCATTACATCATCCTGGGGGCTTGCACCGCTATACTCACCGATGCAGTTCTCACGAACGATCTGGAAAATTTCTGACCACAGACGGTTGGCCTGCGTCATGTAGGTATTTGCGATAGCCACATAGGGTGACTGGATGGCAGCACCCGTGGTAGGATGCTTTGCCAGAAAACCGACCTCGCTTGTGATGGACTCGCATTGAATCCATCTGGCGCTTGCCATAGCGAAGCGTTCAATAAGGTCGGGCGAAACGATGGCGGCGCATCCACGAGCGGATAGCCAGTTCCATGTGGTTTCATAAATTTCGGCGGCACAGAGTGTAGAGCCGTCCTTTTGTTTTGCGGAAAGGAACTCCTTGGGCTTGGGCATATCCTGTCCTTCCAGGTCAGCCGCGCTGTCTTTGAAATCAATTACAGTCAGCGGTCTTTTTCCGGGATTTCCATCCGCAATCTTGTCAGCAATCGGCTTTTTCGGTCTGCCGCCAGTGCCGGGTTTTGGTCCTCTTTGACCCACTTTTGCACACCTCCTTCATGCTGGGGCCTATTCCCCCTAAAACTTTTGCGATTTCGCGCACGTGACCCCAGGCCGCTGCCCGCATTTTTTAGTCCTGGAGATTTGACCGCCCCTACCGGTCACCAATTTCGTGGTGGATCTTGGTATGGCAGGAACGACACAGGCTCATGAGGTTGTCCCTTGCGTGAGTGCCGCCCTGTGAAATGGGTTTCTTATGATGTACTTCCTCTGCAGGAACAAGTCTGCCTTGCTTCTCGCACTCCTCGCAGAGAGGATGCTGACTGATGTGTCGGTCACGGATGCGTTTCCAGGCACGACCGTACTTCTTGTTGATGTCCGGGGAACGCTCGTATTTGTTGTACTGTCTGCGGGCAACAGCAGCGTGATCCTCGCAGTACTGTCCATCAGTAAGTTTTGGACAGCCAGGGTAAGAACATGGTCGTTTGGGTTTCGTTGGCATGGGTTCACCTCCTGCGGAACAGCTGGCCCAACTTGTATTTAAGGATGTACCATGCCTGTTCCAGGTAGCCAACCTTGCGGTAGCCCATAAACAAGCACTCCTTTCTGGGCAAAAGAAAAGCCCCACGGGATTGCTCCCATGAGGCCGTTCCGTATTCTCTTTGGCAATTATAATGATACTACTTTTAAGACTGGAACTCTACGGAACTTTCGGGAACACTTTTTGCTTTCAGTATTTCCGTAACCACATCAAGGGCGCGGTCATGCATTTTCTGCACCCATTTTCCGCTGTAGTGCATATCCACGGCAATCTGCTCCCAGGTGTGGAAACACAGATACCGCTTTTCCAGAAGGATTTGGTATTCGGTGTCCTCTACAGCCTTGATAACTGCCACGATTTCACGCTTCAGATCCACAAGGTGGTCGATGTCCCGGTTGATTTCTTCCTGGAGATCGATAATCTTACACACGGCATCTGCCATAGTGGAGCCACCGCCATTTGGGTTTCTGGGCATACCCGTCAGAGTGGCAGTGCATTTGGTGGCGAGGTCATTGAGGGATGCAACCTGGGCGATTTTGGCGTCTATCCGCTGATCGAGGCGGTGGGCTTGGGACAGGTACTCTTTGGTGGTCATGCTGCCACCTCCTGTCTCACCATGCGGCGAATACTCGTCATTAGGTACTCACCGTCAAGGTCAGTCAGCATACCGTACCAACCGGAACGGAAGAACCGCTCCAAACTGGCGACTTCATCTGAATATTCCTTGTTATCGGGGAAACGGTGGTGCTGCTTGAGGGCTTTTTTGTAGTCTTTTACGGCCAGTTCTACAATGGCGTTGGCTAATGCCTGATAAGGGGTCATAATTTGTACCTCCGATATTTGAAATCCTCGGATTGGCACAGATTGTCGTTTTTTGTCGAAATATTGTCTCAGATTTGCAGGTCCGCTTTTACGGCATCAATAAGTGCCGTCTGTGTATGCTCCTTTTGGGAGAGGGCTTTCATGATGCGGTGGTCAATGGTGCCCTTTGTTACGATGTGCTGTACCACCACGGTTTCGGAGGTCTGACCTTGCCGCCACAGACGGGCAACAGTCTGCTGGTACAGTTCCAGGCTCCAAGTCAGACCGAACCACACAAGTGTGGAACCGCCGGATTGGAGGTTCAAACCGTGTCCTGCCGATGCGGGGTGGATAAGCGCCACCGGGATTTCTCCGTTGTTCCATCTGCGGATGCTGTTGGAGTCGTCCAGTCGGGAATGCGGTATGTGCAGTTTTTTCAGCCTTGCGGTGATGCGTTCCAGATCGTGCTTGAACCAGTAGGCCACCAGGACGGGCTTGCCGTTTGCCGCTTCGATGATGTCCTCCAGGGCATCCAGTTTGCGGTCATGGATAAGGACGGTGTTGCCTTCATCATCATATATGGCTCCGTTTGCCATTTGGGACAGCTTGCCGGAGAGGGACGCCGCGTTGGCGGCTGTAATCTCTCCATCACCCAGGGTGAGAACCAGGTCACGCTTTAGACCATCGTAATGCTCTCGCTCCTCTTCGGAGAGGCGCACCTCATATTCGCTGCTGATCAGTTCCGGCATCTGCAGGTGGTCGTTTGCTTTCATGGAAATGGTGATATCACCGATTTTCCGGTAGATTGCATCCTCCGCATACGGCAGAGGCTTGTAGGAGTAAATGATCTGCCCATTCCGCTTGTCCGGCATAAAGTAGTCGGTGCGATATTTGGTGATAAACCGACCGAGGCGCTGACCCATGTCCAGGATGCGGAACTCTGCCCACAGATCCATCAGACCGTTGGAAGCGGGAGTGCCAGTCAGTCCAACAATGCGGGAAACCTTGGGCCTGACCTTCAGCATTGCCTTGAACCGCTTTGTATTGTGGTTCTTGAAGGAGGACAGTTCGTCAATTACGATCATATCGAAGGTGAACGGGATGCCACTTTCTTCCACGAGCCATTGGATATTTTCTCTGTTGATGATGTAAATGTCAGCAGGACGCATCAACGCCGCTTTGCGTTCATCCGCTGTGCCGACAGCCACGGAGCAGATGAGGTTCTGAAGATGATCCCACTTATCTACTTCAGCCGTCCATGTGTCCCGTGCCACTCGCAGCGGTGCGATGACCAAGACACGGTGTACCTCGAAACTGTCAAAGAGAAGGTCGGAGATGGCGGTCAGCGTGATGCTTGTTTTGCCAAGACCCATATCCAGAAAGACGGTGGCGATTGGGTGAGTTTCGATATAGTCGGTGGCGTATGCCTGGTAGTCATGCGGTTTGTATCTCATCCAAAATCCCTCCAATCTGATCCTCGGCATCCAGGACATAGACCTTAAAGCCGAGGCGGGTCAGTAATTTGTGCCTTGCGGTTTGGAGCGGGCGGGGCTTTTTGCCGGGAGCCTTCACTTCCACGAAAGCAATTCTGCCACCGGGCAACAGAACGATTCTGTCGGGAACGCCATCAAATCCTGGTGACACCCACTTCGGACAAATCCCACCGCGCTTTTTTACCATCAGGGCTAATTTTTGCTCGATGCTTTTCTCTCTCATAAGGCTTTCCTTTCTTGGTGGGTGCAGGTCGATGCAAGTCATTTCATAAACTCTTCTTAGAACGATTTTTCTATAAAATTCTGCCCTAAAGGGGTTTTTAGAAAAGACCGTCACCGACCTGCACCCTTTAGGTTTATTCCAGGAAATCCGACTTCAACTGAATGCCGGAAATGACCATTCCTGCTTTGGTTTTTCTGCGAATAAACCCTGCCTTTTCGAGGCCGGCATAAAAATCTGTGGTGCTACGGGCATACTCGCCGTTGCGCAGACAGTACGCACGATACTCCTGGTACAGTTCGCCGGACTTCTGCGTATAGGTACGGTCAATCTCACAACAGTCCTCCAGGAAAATGGACAGCCAGTCGTTGTTATCGCGGTATTGGGCGATTGCATCCAGCACCACCTGGGGAACGGTCAGCTTGAAATTATTATGGATGGCTTTCTGTGCGCCCTCGATAATCCAGGCCAGAATTGCACCGCCCGCATTGCGTACCAGGTAGTCGGCATAGTTCTTGATGTCGGACTTGCCACGGATCTTGGCATTGAAGGGAATCACGATCAGACGGCGCCAGGTACCGTCATCGTTGGCACCGACCCTGGGAAGATGGTTAGTGTAAAGGACGAGCGTATGGGTCGGGGTGTATTTGAACGGGTCCTTATACTTCTTTTCTGCGGAGATTTCATCGGTGGAGCAGAGCTGCTTTACGATGGAGGTATTCAGTCGCATACCTTCCTCCAACTCTGCTGCGATGACCAGGCGTTTGCCCTTCAGTTCTGCCATTTCCGGCTTAACATTTCGCTTGCAGCCAACGGTCAGAGCGTCTGCGGACATGGAGCCGCTGTACGAGCCGAGAACCTTTGCGATGGCGTTCCAGAAGGTGGATTTACCGTTGCTGCCTTCGCCGTATGCGATAATGAGGGCTTCCTGGTACACCTTGCCGATAGCCGCCAAGCCCACGGTCTGCTGCACATAGTCCATCAGTTCCTTGTCACCGCAGAAGAAGCTCTCCACGGAGGACAGCCACAGATCCATCCCTTCATCGGAGGGCGCAACGGTGGTTATCTTGGTAATAAGGTCTTCCGGGGAATGGTCGTGGGCACCGCTCATACCAAGACGAAGGTCATAGGTGGCGGTGGGAGTGTTGAGCAGATATTCCTGGGTGTCGAAGTCCTGGATGTTACGCAGGAGCATAGGCTTAGCCGCCTGTAGAGCGGAGGTCACATATTTCATATCACGGCGCTTCATCACAAAGGCTTTATAGGAGATGGCAAAGCAGTATTCTGCAAAGGCTTTCTCGCTGCTGTCGTCGATGGCTTTTTCCAGAGCCTTGCCGCCGGAGGTGATAATGTCCTGCCCAACTCCGGCATCCATCAATGCCTGTTTTGCCTTGTCCACGGCAAGGATCGCCTCGGCAAGCTGACGATCCAGGAACTCCTCACAGCAGCCAACGGCTAACTGTTTGGACTCCGCCCAATGGGTGCCGTCATAGCGCATATAGTCGGTGGCATCGGTGTAGACCATTTCTCCGGCATATTCCTTTGCCAGCACCTTGGCCTGTCCGATGTCGGAGAAGTCGGAGGGACGAAGGCTGTATCCCTGGTTGTACTGTTCCGGGGGAATATAGCCTTCCTGCTGTTGGACTCTGCCGTAGAACTTCTGGGCGCTGTGCCAGATGGTCATCAGTTCCTGCTCCTCAAGCGGAGGGGTGCATTTTTCTGCCTCTTCCATAAAGCACTGGAAGGCGGTGTCGTTGTCACCGTACTTTTTGATGACGCGACCGGCAAAACGGGACATAGTAGCGTTGCGGCTGCCTTCGGTGATTACCTGGGGTGCGCCGTGGTTCGGCTGATTCATGCCGACATCGAATTCATCCCCGGTGAGAAATTCCGTGAGGGTCATAAAGCCATCAAACATCTCAACCTTGGCATCCGCTGTGCCGAAATAGAAACGGGCAGCGTCCAGAGCCTTGGTATCGAAATACGGGAAGATAGCATTCAGCAGCTTTTTGAGGGCGGCATATTCTTCTGCATCGGTAACAGGATCGATGGCGAAGAATGCGTGGAACTTCGGCCTGGCGGCTCTGCCGTTTTTGACCTTCATGTGGTTGCGGCTATAGTGGACGGCAAACTCTACGCCGGGGAAAGCGTCGGCAATATCGTCCGGGGTCTTCCAGTCGGCGGGGTTATCGGAGTGGTCGTTATCGCATTCCACGGACAGACAATCGCTGCCGAG